CGTTGTACTTCGATGAACTCGACTCAGGTTATAAACTCGCCACTGCGGGGAATAAAGGTGCCGGTCGTTCGGCAACATCCCAATACTTCCTCGGCTCTGAAATGGCATTTTGGCCCAACTCAGAAGAACATACCGCAGATATTCTCCAGACCATCCCACTGGCTGAAGGCACCGAGATTATTTTCGAGTCAACAGCCAACGGTATAGGTAACGCCTACCACTCCCTCTTTCAAAAAGGAATGAGTGGTGAAGGTGGATGGCGTAGTATCTTCATCCCGTGGCATATGAGCCCTGAATACGCCATGCCACTACAGGACTCACTGCGCGACGAGGAAAAAGAATACCAGAAAATGTGGCAGCTCTCTGACGAGCAAATGGCGTGGCGCCGTTACAAGATTAACGAGATTGGCGACATAAACCGCTTCCGTCAGGAGTACCCAATCTGCGTTTCAGAAGCATTTGAGACCAGTAGCGAGAATCAGTTCATGAAGCCTGACGCAGTGTTGAAGGCTATGAGGCAGGCAGACCCGGCAGTCAGTGCAGGAGACCCGGTCATCCTGGGTATCGATCCGGCAAGGTTTGGATATGACCGATCAGTAGGTATCGTGCGGATCGGGCGTGAAGCAAAGATAGCATTCACAGAAAGCAAACAAGACACCATGGCGATTGTAGGTCACACCATCACTGCATTTAACAAATACAAGGCCACAGTAATCTTCGTTGATGAAGGCGGGTTGGGTTCCGGCGTGGTAGACCGATTAAAGGAACTAGGCTTCCCGGTAAGGGGCGTACAATTTGGCGGCGGAGCAACAGACCCGAAACGGTTCTCGAACATGCGTAACTACATGTGGTGTACTATGAGAGAATGGATTGAGAAAACTGGTGTTAAAATACCAGACGATCGTTCGCTTGAATCTGATTTACTTGCCATCCAGTATACCTACGATTCTATGGGAAGAGTAAAACTTGAAACAAAAGCTGAAGCTAAAGCCCGTGGTGTGCGTTCACCAGACATTGCTGATGCCTTAGCGTTAACCTTTGCTTATCCTGTTGTATCCGACGAAGTACAGGCATGGCGAGATAGAAAAGAATTCGGTGATTTCCGTGGAACCTTAATTGAAACCGTGCCGGGAATGGGCATTTGAAACAGGAGAAGTTTAAAATGGAAAAGAGTAATAAAAAGAAGAATGTGGTACGTGGCGGTATCGGAGCAATGGCGTTGAGCGCAGCGGCGTTAGTTGGTATCGCTTTACATGAAGGCTATAGCGATAAGGCTATAGTGCCGGTTAAAGGTGACGCATTAACGATTGGGTTTGGTACAACAGGTGGCGTTAAGATGGGCGACACGATAACTCCACCACGGGCGTTGATGCGGGCGTTGCAGGACATCCAGAAATTTGAAGGCGCGTTGAAGGAGTGTGTAACAGTACCACTGGCTCAACATGAGTACGACGCCTATATCTCATTCAGCTACAACGTTGGGAGCAGCGCGTTCTGCAGCTCCACCATGGTTAAGAAACTGAACAATCTTGACTACGAAGGAGCATGCGCAGAGCTGCTACGCTGGACCTGGTTTCAGGGTAAGAACTGTGCGCTCCCTGAAAACTCACGGTTGTGTGGAGGACTTGCCGCCCGTCGTCAAGCCGAATATAAACAATGTATGGGGGAGTGAATTGTGTGGTATAATCGCAAGGTGACTTTATGAATTGAGCTGCCGGGCTAACATTCATAAGGCTATGCCCTAACCCGATATTTCTTGGAGCCGGTACTCCTGGATTTATCGGGTTTTTATTTGGAGGCTTAAATGGATTTAACTAAATTTAATAACAACGCAGCAACAATGAGCAGCAAAGAAATAGCGAAGTTGACTGGGAAGGAACATAAACATGTTCTTACCGACGTTGAAAAATTAATCTCTTTTTATACCAAAAAGTACTCAGCCGAAAAAGCGGCCGAGCTTGTTGAATCAGGGACTTACAAAGATTCTACAGGGAGAAGCAATCGCTGCTTCCATTTATCTAAAGACGCAGCTTTAGACTTAGTTACTGGGTATAGCATTGAACACCGCCACGCAGTAAACCAAAGATGGATGGAACTGGAAGCTATGCAGCCCAAAGCATTCCCGAAAGATTATATTTCTGCGTTAGAAGCTTTCCTGGAAACACAGAAAGAGAAGGAACGTCTGCTGGCCGAGAACGCAAAACTCAACACACTCATTGATAATGAATTCGGTTACTGTTCTATTTTACGTGCAGCGTGCTTCCTGGAAATTCATGAGAGCTCTTTCAATTGGCGAGTATTGAAATCACATACGCAACTGCTTGGATTAGAGGTTAAGCAAGTTCCTAGTCCTCGTTTCGCTTATCAAAACCTGTACCCGCTACGGGCGTTTCGTGAATGCTATCCGCAATTCGACTTCGATGATTTAACTCCGGAACATATTGATAACAAAGAACAATTGGCGTTGAAACAAAGCAAAGCAGTCATTAAATCTCTTAAGTAATTAGCTGCGTATAAGGTCGCCACCCATGTTAGAAAAAGTTATCGAAGCGTATCTTGTCAAAGAAGTTAAGCGTCGCGGCGGGATGTGTGAAAAATTTGTTTCTGTAGGAAAACCAAGCGTTCCCGATAGAATCATCACCATGCCTGGCGGCGAAATTGTGTTCGTTGAAGTGAAGTCAACGGTAGGTAAAGTAACCGAAGCGCAGGCACTAGACCATTCAAAGCGACGTAGTATGGGTTGTAGCGTGTGCGTCGTCAACTCAAAAGAATGTGTTGACGCGCTTCTTGATAGTATGCGATACTCTATGCTTCCTTAACGATGTAACTATGGAGGGGTGGAATGTTAAAACGAAACTTTGGTAAACGTGGGCGATATTGGGCTACTGCCCAATACTACCGGCGGGAAACCGCCAGAGTAGTCTTTGCGCCAGACAGAATGTTGAGCTCGTTACCTGTACCACACAGGGGCGACGCGTTGCGGGCTTTACGGGTGTTGGAGAACATTAATTACTTTCAGGACGAGCAATCACGTGAATGTGTCGCTATGTTGGAGCGTTTTATTGATTCCAGATAATTCGTAAAATTATCGTTATCAAATCAACTAGTTAAAATGGAAAGCCCTCAGAATCGATTTTAAGCGACTTTTTGAGGGTAGGTAAGGGGTAAGCCTAGGGTAAAACTGGAGAAATTATGAATACTGATGAGTTGAAACTTCCTTCGGAAGCCTTATACGAAGTTAAAGATATCATTCCGTTTGGAAGCAGGGTCACTTGTAATCCACCACCGTGGGGTAGTGATTATGATTTTCTTGCGCTGGTAGAAGACACTTGTCGTTTTGAAAAATGTGTAAAAAAATACGGGTACACAAGGCCGCTTGAAAACCTGTATAAGGATAAAAGATTCGCGTCTTTTCGCAAAGGTAAAATCAACCTGGTTATAACAGATTCATTGAAGTTTTTTGAAGCAAATGTTAAAGCCACTGAAATGGCTAAGACTTTGAACATTAAAAACAAATCCGACAGGGTTGCATTTGCAAATATCGTTGTTGATTCTATATTGGGAGGCGAATAATGGCGTTTATTGATCATAGTCAAAAGACTGGTGCCATAGTGGATGAAAGTCTGGGTGCAGAGTTCGAGGAAGAGTTGACTGCACCACCCGAGGGTAGCATCTTTACGTGCGAGTGGACTCACCACCGGGGTGGGTATTATTTAATTGGATGCCGTCCCGGTAATGAGACTCACCTTGACGTGGATGCGGTAGAAGAATTCGAGTTCTGTCCATACTGCAGCGGGGAGATTGATATGTGGAACGCTGTTGTGGAAGGTGATAAGGGGGAGATTTATGAGTTGCTTCGGTAGTTGGATTACGGAGAAGGATTGCGAAGATTTGGCTGTCGGCGAATGTCCTGATTGTTATTGCCTGGTTGATTGCGACGGGGAATCAGTTGAACCAGCTAATTGTAGGTACTCCCCTGTTGTGTGTGATACATGCGGTTTTAGGCCTTGCGACTTATGATGTTGAATTGGGGATACCGCTAGAGGATAATTCCGTTTGATAAAAGGGGAGCTATTCACTCCCCTTTTTTTTGGGATTAATAACCATTATGGCAGTAGGGTTATTTGTTTTAAAAAGTTGCGGCGTATCGTATACGCATGTGTACGTTTAGTGGGTAGATCTGTAGTGAAACGGTGAGGGGTGTATAGCCCGATCCGAAAATGAATTGAATCGTATGGATACCTTATTACCGCGTAATAAGGTCTAATCAACGCTTTTAATCGTTACACGTGAGCCGAAGGCGAGCTGTTCACGCCCAACTCCCCCCCTGTAACCCTGAAGCATCAACGATACGTCGAACCGTCGTATCATAGCTCAATCACCCCGACGAGGATCTGAAATCAAATCGATTTGGAATTGAATTGCGGGTTTACAATGAGGATCTGTATAATATGACAAATGAATAACGGATCTAAGGGGGGGCGGGTAGGCGTTACGATGATAGAGCGAAAAGCGTGATATGTCGCCACGGGCGCCCGGCTTAGAAGCTCTAACCGCCTAAACTGCGATACGCC